TTTTTCTAAATGAATTGCATAACAAATATGCTTCACCTGTGGTGTATATTCTTTCAAAGAAGTTAAGTTCGTTCTTAGCTTCAATAGCGAGATGTTTATTATTTTGTGCGAAGTTATATACTTCTAATTCAGTGTTCTCTGCAATTTGATATTTAACTTCTTCCCAAGCTTCTTTACCGCCCTTAGCTTTGTGCTTGATGGTTTTCTGCTCTACAAAATCTTCCCCTAGAGATAAAAGTAGAGCAGAACCATTCAAGCCTTTAAAGCGGAATTTAGATTTGCCATCAACAGCATAACACCAAGATTTTTTCTCAACACAATAGAATGTATATTTTTCTCCAACCATCTCTTCGAGCTCATCCTCGAATGATCCGAAGACTTTGCTATCACTTTGATAGATCTTGTGATTCTTGTATCGTTCATCGATGAGTTCTACTTCAGGGTGATGAGGGACTTGGATGTTGTTATCATCAACCCATTTCTTCCAAGACATAAATTTGGAATATCTAAATTTAGATGCATCGGTATCAGTATATAATAATTGATCCAATCCAACTTTGCTATAACTGTTTTCATACATATAGCTTTTAGCGTAATCATAAATAAGCACACCAAGATAAATAGGTCTTTGTTTGTTGATGATGGTTTCTGCATCAACCTCATATGTAATAAAGATTTTGTTTCCAATAGCATTAATAAAATTAATAGATTGAGATTTGTCTTTCAATTTTTCGTATTCAGCAACGGAATTTACATCTTGTGTTTTCTCAGTATGTAATCCTTCAATGACCTTTCCTGATAAGGAGTTCATTAGAAGCTTTAATGTTTCACGTAATGCGGAATTGTAAGTATCATCTTTGTTTTTCTTTTTGGTGTCTTGTTCGTTCTTTGCTTTCATAAAGTCAAGTAAGAAATCAAACATATCACAAGACTTTTTCTTTTCGGTGAAATAGAAACCATTTTTGATAACAACTCCACAATTATATTTTTTAAGTAATTCAATCATAACATTACTAATTAAATAATTTTCTAAGACTACTTCGTGTCCCCAGTCATTTTCAATAGCTGTCTTTCTAGCATAGATCTTTGGTAGATTGGATGCTCGTAAATTACTTTGATCTATATCGCAGTAGTAGAACCCAATAGTATCAGGACCCATATATTTATCAGTATTAATCATTTTACCGCAAGGATAATAGACAGGTGCAACAGACATAACATAAGGATATAGAGAACATACATCTGTAGATACTAAACGCTCCTCTACTTTTTGTATTCCATTAAATAATTCTACACGACCAGCAATTTTAGATTTTTGTAGATCAGTATATTGTTCGTATGATAATTTAGGTAGATCAAATTTCTTAGTAGCTTTGGAAGCATCAAACACTTTATAGATTAATGATCCGATAGTTTTAATTGAATGTAATAATGGTGCATAAGGTTTAGTTGCAGGGATCTCGCTTAATGCTCTGCGGTATTTACAGAATAGAACAGCAGTTGCCAATACATCATATTCATTGTATTCTTTTAGTTCATCATTATCAGTAATAAATTCAATAAGTTTTCCTTCAAGATGTAATTGTTGAGCTTTATTGTGATCGAATGATTTCTTAGCACAGCAATTAATTTTAAAGCTATCACAGTTAGCTTTCAAAGATCCCATTAGATGTTTATGGATATCGAAGGTGTTATGGCGACCTGAAACATAGAAGTTTAATAATTGAGATCCGTTGTAGAAAATATCACCAATAGAGAATTCGGTATTAACCTCATTATATCTTAATAGTGAGTCAAGTAGAATGAAGTTATCAAAATTTGCATTATTGAATCCTACAAATACAAATGCTGTATCCATTTGATGTTCTAGGACCCATTTGATAAATTGAATAGAACAGTCAAAGCCTAAGAATGTCATACATTGATGCTTTCTAATTTCAGCAACAGTCTTTTCATTTTTCTCATCATCAGCTTTGGTTAAAAGTTCTAATTGACTATTATTTAGATTCAATACAGATAATGAGTATTCTTGCATACAAGAACTTTTCTCAAAATCAATAACGGTTTCATAATCAAAGAATAGATATCTTAATTCAACTTCTTTTATTGCTTTGTTATTAATATTAGCTTGGCGTGGTGAGAATAGGATTTCCTCACCCTTGATGATTCTACAACAAGAGCTTAGATAGATGTTGTCATACATTTTAATTTCATTATTTTTGATGATATCAAAATGCTCGTTGAATTCATCAAAAATAATTGTTGATGTTGCTTTATAATTTAAATTAAAATATACGATTTCAATATCTTCTCCAATATCCATTTTAGAGCACACATATTTTCTGTCATTACCTTTCTTATCTTTAATTGTTATTCTTTTCATTTCACCGTTATTAACGATCTCACTATGGACTTTCTTTAATAAGAAAGAGTTAGCCATAACATTAATAGGTAGATCCCAATCTTTAATAAATTTAACTAATCCATCCATAGTTCTGAACTCACTTGAATTTTTACTTTGTAGCTCGATCATTGCATCGCTTCCTTCTTCAACGAGTTTAGTAAGACAGATCTTACCACAGTCTTTATTACCCATAGTCTTCTTTCCTACTTGGCGTTTTGATTCTTCAATTCCTTCAACTTCAAAGATCATTTTATCACTGCTACCATTTCCAGCAATAACAGCAGATGCGAGAGCGAAGTGATCGTAAATAATTTCATCTTCATTAACATTAACTGCATCACTACCGACAAAGTATCCTTGAAAGATTTTATTTAATGCATCATTGAATTCAGTATAGGTTGCTAGATCATTTGCAGTCAAACTAATACTTCTCACTCTATTAGCTCCCTCAATATGCTTTAAATGAATTGATACTGATGTTGCTTGTGGGAATCTAGTAAGTGCATCACGAATAGCTTCATAAAATTGTTCTTCGGTTTTAATATTAATGTAGTGAAAATCATATTTAGTAAAGAATCTTACTCTATCAATTAATGTTTGTTTTACAAATTTTGGTTTTCTTTTTAATACATCTCTTGCATTAGGTTTAGCGATATCTCTTAGTGTCTCTACTCTTGCTGGTTTAGTTAAAGTTGCTTCTCTTAGCACTCTTGGTGCGACAACATCTTGTTGTAATTGGGTATTTGCTTTAGCTTGTTTTTTAATATTAGCAGTGGTTAGTGGTTTTTGTGGTGCAGGTTTATTTTTAATCAATCTGATTTCATCTGCTAGTTTTTTAGCAACATCTTTTCTATTTGTGCTATTAATTTTTCTAATGTATGATGCGAATGTTCTAGGATCAATTCGCTTTTGGATGGATATTAGGTCTTTTTTAACTGAGTTTAGTTGAATGTCTAAATTACTTAATCTTGGCATTATTATAGTATATATACTACATTAGGACATTTTTTTTTATATTGTTTTTTTAATTAATTAATTAATTAATTATACTATATAATTTATTAGAACTATTAAAATTCTAATAAAATATTTCAAATCTATACATTTTTTAAAATAATTAATTGATAATTATTTCTTTTGGTTTTCTATTATATGCTCGCTTCTTCTTCGGCTCAGGAGTAGGCACGACGACAACTTCATCAATGATAACTTCGCTAGGAGGATCTGTTTGTTTTGCTTCCTCTACATAGATATCAATTATATTACTAGGCGTGATTATGTTTTGTATCGGAACCTCGACTTGTGGTTGTTCTTCAGGTTTAGGTTTTCTAGGTCTGCCTCTAGGATTAATTACAACACCAGCTTCAAGCATCTCCTTAGTTTTTCTATCACGAAATGCTTGGTTGTTTTTTCTACTGCGTTCATTAAATTTCTTTTTCCATTCTTCATCAGTCTTTTTATCTTCATAAAGTTTTCTTTGTATTTCACAATACTTTTCTGGGAATTTTTCACGATATTTTTGTTGTGCTCGTCTATGAGCTTGTGTGTATGTGTTTTTCTTAGCTACAAGAATAGGTCTGATACCGTATTCATCAGGTTGTAGTTGTTGTTCTACTTCACCCATATCAGCAAGAGTGGAATCTAAATTAGAGTCTGGGATCATAACTCCTTCATACTGGGTAATACTTTCACCGCCAAGTTGCCAAACAGGTCCATTGTGTCCTGCGTCAATAGTTTCTTTGATTTGTGTGGATTGCATTTATATTTATATATAGTATATTTAGATATTATTTTTTTAAATTAAATTTATTTAATTAAATAATTAATTATTTCTATACATTTTTTTCTTTTATTATATATATAAATAAATGTATAAAGTTCAAAGTGTGTTATTCAATAGAAATAAAATTACAGCAGAGAAAGCAATCAAATGGTTAATAGATAATGGCTTTAATGTTAAAAAAATAGATGGGACAAAAAATTTATGGAGATTTAGACAAGTAAGTCCAGCATCATTAAGAAAGGAAGGATATAACAATTATAGGAATCATAAAATTAATGATGATATAACTTTTGTAATAGCTTATAAAGATTAGAGTGGCTTAAAAAATTTTTTCAAAATAGCTAGGTTCTTTTTTGGATCACTAGACCACATTTCTATAAATTTTTCATAGTCTCCTAGATATGTATCACTATATTGTAAGTGCTCTAATGCATAATCACAAGCTAAGCAATACCATCCACACTGCGATGTATTTATATTTTGAATCTCTCTATTATTACAATAGACAGGTTTGAAAGGTTTTAAGAATGATGCGACAGCTTTAGGCATACCGAATCCGAATGCATCAAAATAAAGTGCATTACATACTTTATGTCCTTTTGTTTCTTCTTCATCACTAGAATAATTTTCTCTATCTTCATCACAATAAATTTTCGCCATCACCCAATGAGATCCGTTATTACCTTCAGCATCGGTCTTATCATCATCCATAAGGTTAATATAATAAGATCCGACTTTTCTTTCAGTATTTAATAATTCATTTTTACTAAATACTCCTACAATAGGTAGATCTAGTTTTTCCGCAATTCTTTCAATATTGAAATTTGTAAGCATAGTATATAATATAATTACAAATTTTTTTTAAACTTTAATCAAACTTAAATGTTTTTTTGATTTCATATGCCGTGCTTTCTCGCGTGATTGTATTTCACACCCGCATTCACATTTTATTATTTTACTTTTTGCTTCTTTATTCATATCATTATATCTTTTATACCATTCTTTTTTATCCTCCTTATCTACAAATGATTTATATTTATTCATATTTGTTTTCATCTCAATCATTAATTTATCTTCTTCTATTAATAATTCGGTTTTAGTATCGCAAGGAAATTCTTTAATAATAATCATTTTAAAATTATCCCATCCACCATTTTCTCTAATCATATTATAAAGTAAATTTTTAGTTTTATATGATTCTTTACACCTATCTTTATGAGTGCTTTTTCTTTTAATAAAATCAGTTGTTGATCCTACATATAATAAATCAAAATTTTCAATATGCTGAATTTTATATATCACCGATTTGGAATAATCTATAGCGTTTTTTGGCATTTTATAAGATAATATAACATTATATCTTTAAATGATAAAATAATTATGTTAAATAATCATTTTATTAAATTTTAAACTTTAATTAAACATTTGGTTTTAATATAACCATAATCTTTTATTTCATCCATTCCTCTGTCGCTTCTCCCTCCTTTTCTAACTTCAACATTACCATTATGAAAATCATCTCTATTGTATTTCCAGTAATAAAGTCCATCATCAAAACCAAAAGCAAAATACACTGGCTTTCTAGACTTAGATGCGTAATTTAATTTATTCATCCCAATCATAGTATCAGGATATCTATCGCTAGTGCATCTTCTGCTCTTCAACTCTACATAACAACTATCACTTGAAAAATCAAAACAAAAGTATTTATCTGTAATTTTCTTCAATCCTTTATCAAAACATATTCTAATTGCATCAAGGGTTTCTCTCTCTTTCTCTAAGCCATACTCTAGATCATCATTTTCAGTAAAAGACATTTTATTTATATATAATATATTTAGATATTTTTTTTTCAAATCTAAACTATTTTATATTTAATTAATTATTTAATTAATATAATCCGCGACCGTTGCCTGCATATAATCCTTTACCACCATAACCACAAGATGTTCCTCCGACCTGACTATATCTTGTAGGTATAAAAGGGTTCATTGCAGGGCTATCCATTCGTTGATATGGAGATAGAGTCATTTCAGTTGGTGATGGTTTAACTTTAGAATTTACACTAAAATTACTTACAGGTGCGTTATCAATAGCAGCACTATTTAATGTTAATCCACTATAATTATTTCTTAAAGCTTGTTGATAAGCGGATGATGATGATGCAAGAGATCCACCAACTTTTCTAGGTCTTCCTCTAGCTCGTTTCATTCCAATACCTATTTTTTTATTAATAGCATCACCAGCATAAGATCCAGCAGCAGAACCAGCAATCCCACCCATAGGTCCTCCAGCGAATGTTCCAGCTATTCCTCCTAGAGCACTTGTGGTCGCAGGTATTGCGTAATGACCTATAGTCTTTAAACCTTCAATAGTATTCTTTTTAGTAAATGTCTTTTTTAATTTACCTTTGATACCAGAACCTTTTTTAGAACGAATACTAGCCATAAATGCTTTTGCTTCAGCAGAACCTTTCTTTAATCTTCCTCCAGTAAATAGTTCTTTGCCAGTCCTTTTGACATCATTAATAGAGAATTTTTCATCAAGAATACCTTTTCCAAATAATTCTTTGCCAGTCCTTTTAACATCATTAATAGAGAATTTTTCATCAAGGATGCTACCACGACCTCGTTTTCTCATTGCCTTCTTAGCTTTTTCACTAACCATATCACCGACCATTTCTCCTAACATAGGATTGTCTAAGTGTTTTCCGATAGCATCACCAACTTCTTCTCCGATGTATTCAGCTCCATCATTTGCGGCTTCTCTAATAGCAGGATTCTTTAATGCTTTTTTAAACATTTTGCTAGCTACATCTTTAAATCCCATACCGTGATGGATAGTATGATGGATTTCATCAGGTGATAATCGCATTTTCATACCTTTACCCCTTTTATAAGAGGTTAGTAATTTTCGTGCATTTTGTGGTTTCAACATCATTACGTGCTCTCCTGCTTCAGCACCCATTTTATTGTGAGGTATAACAACAGGCTTACCCATAATTAAATTTTTAGCTTGATGTTTAGCAATTCCTAATTGATGAGGAATGTAATCATCACTTTGAGTAGGGGGTTTCATTAACTTAATCGTATTCATAATATATAATTAAGTTAGATAAAAAAAATTTCTATATATTTTTAAACATCGCATTCTAAAATATATTTTATTCAATTCTTGCACCAGTAGATATATCAATAGTAATTTCTCTCATAAATTCAACAAAAACCATCAAGTCGCAGGTTAATAAACTTGCATTCTGACCCACAATTTGAACCGATCGGCTCACACCTTCTTCACTTGGTAGAACTCTAGAGCAATCACCATAGTAGTATCTATAACCACGAGAGAACATATCTTCATTAATAAGACCAGAAGCTAATCCAGTAGTTAAAGATCCGTTTAATTGATTGGATGAGATTAATTGTTCTCTAAATGCTTCAAAGTCATACATTTCGTTATTCAAGAAAAGATTCACACCAGAAATCATAATATTGAAGTTTGTAAGCATAATAGGGTCAGGCACAGCAGGAGATGGAGATACAGGAGACAAGTAAGATTGGAACGGGAGTGCATTATCGCCAGCAGCACCTGCATATGTTATAATGTTAGATTTGGATATAAACGGAACAACTAAAATACTAACTATATTGGAAATACCATTACTTACTAAAAAGTTGAAATTTGTATTTGTCGTAATATTATTAAATTGATATTGGAAAATATCTTTATAACGAATTTTTTTAGTTGGAGTTAGTGATAGATATTTACTTTCAGCAAGTGGGTTCATTGTATATACAGGTGCATATAATCTGCAGGAATTAAGATCAGATTGACCTGCATTATAAGCCGATTGTGCTGAAAAGTTATTTTTAAAAATAGATACTGAAAGCTTATAGCTACCAGCAGGTAAAGGGCATCCACCTTGTCCCCAATTATTTGCAGTAAGCATAAGAGGGTTTGTAAGCCCACCAATTACATTAACGCTATCAGGTAATAAAGTAGGATAAGTTGCTGCAACGCCTGTTGCAGCAGTAACTGTTCCAGCGGTGGTAGTAAATTCGATAATTGATTGATTTGTGTTTATATAAAAACGAATAGTCGAACCTTTAAGAAGAGGGGTTTTTTCAAAAAAATCAGCCAAATCTTTTAAACGGAGCTTTGCAAATACTTTCCAATATATTGAACCTGTTTGTGAATGAACTTTGTATGATCGATAAACTGTATTACAACTTGCTGCTGGATTAACCAGACTCTGCCCGTTCCCTATAGAAGCTGCAGCTGTTTGCGGATCATAACCATACCAAGATTGGCGTTTTCTCATACCATCATTACAAGCATACTCTCCCGAATATAACTCAGACGGATTACCTGCACCGCTATAAGAAACTGCACCTGCAGCACTAATAATAGGTTCTCCAGCCACACCAGTTGATGGGAGTTTAACAGATCCTGTTCCTAATGCACCCTGATCGGTTTTGAATGCGGACCCTGCATTGCCAGTTGTAGCATAAGAAGCTATATCAGCGTTATTAGTGAAACCACAATTTATACCACGTGATTTTTGAAACGCTAGATTAGTAGCTGCTGTTGCATAATCATCACAGAAAGCCCAAGATCCTGCATTATCAGGGTAATAACCACAAGACATACCTTCATTAAATAGATCATCTTGGGACCAAGAAGTGTGAGTTTTGAAACTTCTAAATACATTCAAAAAAGGAGTTTGTTGGATAATATTTTGGTTATTAAATTCTACAGTCATTGAGTTAATCATATTCCAGAAACCATTTTTAAAAGCCCAAGAATAATCAGATATATTTGAGTCAAGAGGTAAGTTTGCCGCAGTATTAGCTGTTAGTTGCACTACGAGAGGCATAACTATGAAACCCTCACTCCAATTGATCCACCCACCAGCATTTGATAGAGGTGTGCTATCTATAACTACCTGTGATGTGTAATTTTGTGAGTTGTTATCATTAACATAGATCCATCGTTTTTGGATGAATTCACTTTGATCTATTTCAGTGTTTAAACTTTCTTCAAATACAAGATTGTCAGCCATTTTTTATATATATTAATAGTAAGATAAAAAAAAATCTAAATATTTTAATTTATTAAATAAATAATTGTTTAATAAATTAAATTACGTTTCTATATATTTTTATAAATTTAAAGATATATATTTTCTTGGTTTAGAGGTTTTTACTGATAAATGATTCATTTTTTGAGTTAAATGACCTATAATATTTTTCTTACCCTTATCCAAATTATCATAAACTTCAGCCCCCATACCATATCCAGCAACTTTGTGTCTCATCAGCTTCTGAAACCCTCCATTTTTAGACGCCTTAATGTTAAACCCACCACCAGCCTTCTTTCTCGCTAAAATATACATTATTATATATTTGTATTATATATTATTTTTATAAATATCCTAATTCAGATTTATTTTTAATAATTAAAAGAATTAAAGTATTTGGATCTTGAAAATTGACTGTGCTTCCTAATGAATCAACAAAATTAAATCTAAATTGAGTGTATTGACCGTCTTCAATTTTATTAAATGCTAAATCAGCTATTTGGATCGTGAATAAAGAACCAAAACTAATATTTTGAGGTGTTAAAGAGAAAACTAATTGAGATGGGATCGCTAAACGGTTATTAACTAAACTACAAGTGCATAAGTAAGAAGGTTGAGGAATGATCTGTGGTGCTGAAGATGATAAAAATGATTGTGTTGCTGTGTATGGAGGTGTTTGAACTTGTGCTGGTGGTGTTCCTGTTATAACTCCAGCAGGATAATTACCTGCTACATAACCTATTAGATTCTGAAAATTAGTTGATGGGACAACAAATATAGGGTTGATAGCGTTAGTAGGTAGAACCCAAGTAGCTCCCACAGGTTGAGTCCAAGAATTAGCAGTTGCAATAGTTGCTGATAATTGAAAAGAATTTATTTGATCGGCGTATCTTGATGCATTAACAACAATCTCTAAGAAATATACATATGATCCTGTTGATGTAAGCATATAATGTTTTTTAGAAACCATTGTAGCCTGTAAGGTCGCATTTATTTCTGCTAATGATAAATAACTATCAGGTAGATTAATTACTGTAGTAGTTCCATCAACCCACACATAACTAAAACTGTTATTGCTATTTGATGATGATATATTAAAAACTGAATTGTATAATGAAATTTGCTGGACTGCGATGAATTCATCTTTAAAAGTTATACCACCCAGAGGGAAATCGTATTGAAAAACTGAATTACCACTATTTGCTACAATATTACTTTGATTCAAGATAAGAGTTCTCGGCATTATATAATATAATAATATATAAAATATTTTATTATATTAAATTAAATTAATTAATCTAATTCCATTAACATTTCTAAACCTTTATTTTTATTAATACGTCCATTAGCTACATATTTCTTAATTAATGTTTTGCATTCCTTAATCATTTTATCATTATCATTACCTGCATTTATTTCTCCAAATAATAGCTCTAATCTTTTGATATCCTTAGACTCTTGATCGTCCCCACTAGAGCTAACACCTAGAACACCTAATAGACCTGCACCTCTTGCTACTTTAACAAAATGGGTTTTTTCTGGTTCTGTTAAGCTATTATAATGTCTTTGATTCACTCTACCTTTCTCCAATACATCTATCATAAAATCTTTAAAGTTATCATCTACATTAACGATCTTAATTGCTGGTATTGATCCTAATGAGGGATATTTAACATTCAATAAATTGTTATTAACTAGATGTGGATAATGAATAACATATTTACCGAATTCTCTGTATGTAGGCTCATCATCTTTTATTGCTATTCCTTTACCTAATTTAATTCTTCTACCTTTGAAAGCCATCTTACCTTTACCCATCTTTTCTTCATCACTACTGCTCTCATCATCTGCTTTCTTTTCAGTCTTGAGGTGTTTGTTGTATGATTTCTTTAGTTTCATCATTTCTTTGTTATCTTTTTCAAAGTGTTTAATGACTTTATTTGTAATACCAAAACCTTGTTCTGGTATATAATGCTGTGCTGGATTATGTTTAGGATCATAATTAGGATCATCAGCTAATTGGGAATATAATGCTACACCTTCTATATTATTCACAATAGTTCTTAACTCTTCTTGTGTGAATCTTGACTGACCTTTAGTAGCATTTAAAGTAGTCGGTATTAAAGGTAGCCCGCCTTGAATAGTTGCAATTAAAAGAAATCTATCTAAAGCTATTGGTAGTCTTCCAACATCAACTTTAGTTTTATTTAATAGCTCAGGAGGATTGAGTTGTTTATATGCTGATAATTCACCTCTTCTTTGTTTTTCAAAAATAACATTAGAAAGGTCTGGTAGTGGTGGATTGCCATCAATTGTAGCAACTTGATTTAAAAATTGGTCCCCATAAACACTAGCTCTTCTCGGATCAGTCATTCTTTTTCTTGCTCTTGAACTAGTAAGTCCAGAAAATATTTTTTCATTTATATACTTTTCATTATCAGCGATTACAAAGTCTCTTAATTCCTGCGGATTAGCTATATTTGCAGGAGGTATTAAACCCTGAATAGCAGGATCTAATGGTAAATTTGCTGGCACATTAACAGTTAATAAACCTGCTTGTGCTTGTAATATTTTTGCTTGTTCTGCTTGAATTTCTCCTACAAAATCATCTAATTTCGCCTGTGCTTTTACATCAACCTGTGCTAATGTATTTTTAAGAGTAGCCAATGTGTATTGTAGTTCTTGTGGTGTTGGTGGTGCGACTGCTGCTAAACCTCTCGCTCCACCTGCTGGAGCTGTTGATGATATAGCATCAAGTTTTTTAATGATCTCATAAACAAATGACGCTGTTGGTATTTTATAAACTTTAATTAACCTTTCAATAGTTTTATTTAATCTTTGTCTTTCAATAACAGGAAAAGTATCAATTGATTTTAATTCATCATCAGTAGGTGAGATATCTCTTATTCCAGCAAGTTGATCTAATATTGTTTTAACATCATTTGGATTAAGATTAAATAAATTAAATATTGCTTCAACATCTTGTCGTAAATCATAAAACGCTTCATAAGATGGGAGTATCATTGCACCAGATGTCGGACCACTATTAAAGAAGTTAGTCGATGATGAACCAGCAAGATTAATACCTATACTTGTATCAATTTCTGCAAAATATTCTTTTAGATACTCGATTATTGTTTGAGCGTCAAGATATTTAGGATTAAACTTTTTAGTTATATCTTCCTTAATAAAAGGAAAGTTTTTATTTAATTTAACTAAGTTCGCAATACCATCAGGAAGTTTGGTTAAATCTTGTGTTATTTGTGATGCAATAGCAAAATCTAAGTTAAGTGTTCGTAAATTATCAATAGCTTCTTTCTGTTGTATTAAGTCATCCTTCTGCATATCACTATTTGACTTATACTGTGGAGGAACAGGAGGAGGCTTATTCGGATTCTTATAGTCTTTTACTCTTTGTTCTTGAAGTGCTTCATTATCTATTTGCACCTGTAATAATTCTGCTTGAAGTTTTTTACGATTCTCTAAATCGTGTTTGCTCTTAACATTTCTAATCAACATAATATAACTATGTTTAGATAATATTTTTGTAAAAATTTAAAATATTTTATTGAATTTATGATAAATCATAGATATCGTTAAAGTTCTTTCGAAATCTGTCTTGTGGTTCAGCGTCTAAATCAACTAATAGGAAATCCTGCTTATTGGCTGTAGTTGCATTCTCATACAATTTTAATAATACCTTCTTTTCTACTCCTAATGAATACTCTCTCATTATTCTAAAAAGGTCAGGTAAATTGGCTAGTTGTTTTATTACTAAATAATTAAGATTCTTTCTAATGATCGGTGGCACTGCAAAATACGACTGAGAAATATACACTAAGGAACAATTTTGTTTTCTAGCTCTTATGAAGTATTCTTCTAAAGGCTTCTGATTTCTCTCTAAAACTAAGTCATCCATCACGATCAAAGTCTGATCTTCTTTTGAAATATCTTTATCTAAATCTGGAGCACTTTCTATTCCCTCAACTACTGACACACCTTTTTTGCCTAATTTGTCTTCCAAATACTCATATATGGGTTCGTGCTTATTCTTTGTTATTACATAAATATCATTAAATGTATCACCCATATTATGTATCAAATTCATTAATGTTTGTGTCTTGCCTGCTCCTGATCCCCCTATTATCAGCATTCTAAAAGGTAGCTTAATACCGTGTATTTGAAAATTAGGATTATGCGTCTTAGTCAGATATTTAGATGGTATTTTCTTATACCAATCGATTAGTTCAGCTTTTGATTTGTCTTTTTTATTCATAATATATATATAAATATAAGAAATTAATTTAATTAAATAAATTTTATATCTTATTATATATTATATAAAATGTCAATTTATCCACCACAAACAACAACACAAGGATCTATATTTAATCCAGATTTATGGGTTGCAGGAGACACAACAACTATTGATACAGATTACTTAAATGCAAATTATTTGAAATATTCTGTAGCTCAAGGGTATGAAACATTAAATGGGATGACAAATTTAGGTAATACAACACTTTCTTCAGATTTAAGATTACTATCGACATTATCCGATGCATCGGGTGATGTTGGAACCGCAGGACAGTTGCTATCATCTACAGGGACTGGGACTAATTGGATTACACAGACAGCAACAACAGGAACAACATATGCATCATATAGTTCATCAGCAACATTATCTACAGCAGTAAATCCCACATTACTTGTTGTTTTTACAGGCTCTACTTCAGGTCAGACATTATCTATACCTACAACATATACAATAGGTCAAATAATACAAATAAAATCAACAGCATCAGTAAATGTTTCAATATCTTTCGGCTTAGGCACAGTAATTCTATATGCTTCATCAATTATTACGTCATCATATACATTAATACCAAGTGATGTAATTAATTTAATTTATTCAGGATTTACTTGGTTTCAATTCGCACCATCTAATACATTTACAAAAATAGTCGGTGCGAATGGGTGTATTGCAGGACAAACAAATTATTTAGCAATTGATACATCTACATTACCTCAAACTTTATCTACAACTGTAAATACATTTATATTAATATATTTTACTGGTTCAACAGCATCAAAAGTGTATAATATACCCGCATTTCCAGCTGCTAATAAAGGACAAAAAATATCATTAAAAAATGGGTCTTCAGTTTCAGTATCTGTAGCATTCCCAATAGGTAATGATCTTATATATTATTATGAAACAACATTAACCTCTCCATTTATCGAATTAAAAACAAAAGAAGTTCTTAATATTTGTTGGAATGGAACTAATTGGATACAGACAACTTCTACAAATAGGATACCAACATTATCAATACAAGGAGCATCATCAGTTGATGGACCTTTTACTTTGTCTGGAGATTTTAATTTAGCTGCATCATCTACCAGCAGAATTTTATTAGCCAATAGTTCTGGAACTGGAGGACAGTATATAACGTCAAATGGCTCATTAGGACCTACTTGGACTAGTCCGTCATTTATTGGCACTGCTTCAAGCGATTTAAGTATGGGAAGTTATAATATAACAACTACAACAGGAGACTTAGATATTGGTTCTGGTGGTTTGATTAAATTAAATGGTAGCTCGGGAACATCGGGGCAGTATCTTGTTTCAGGAGGATCTAGCTCACCTTCTTGGGTAAGTTCAACATCTGTGTGGAATGGAACAGCAACAAGTGCATTAAGTATGACTACATATGATATAACAACTACTACAGGAAGTTTGAATATTGGCACTGGTGGTTTTATCAAATTAAATTCTAGTGCAGGAACATCAGGTCAATATCTATCATCAACAGGAACATTAACATCACCTGTTTGGGCGACGCTTCCTGCAAGCACGTGGGTTGGAACTGCAACAAGTGCATTAAGTATGGGTATATATGATATAACAACTACTACAGGAAGTTTGAATATTGGGACTGGTGGTTTTATTAAATTAAATTCTAGTGCAGGAACATCAGGTCAATATCTATCATCATCAGGAACATTAACATCACCTGTTTGGGCGACGCTTCCTGCAAGCACGTGGGTTGGAACTGCGGCAAGTGCATTAACTATGACTACATATGATATAACAACTACTACAGGAAGTTTGAATATTGGCACTGGTGGTTTTATTAAATTAAATTCTAGTGCAGGAACATCAGGTCAATATCTATCATCATCAGGAACATTAACATCACCTGTTTGGGCTACACTTCCTGCAAGCACGTGGGTTGGAACTGCGACATCAAGTTTAAATATGAATAGTAATTCAATAACATCGGCAACATCTATCACATCAGCATCAGGAGGTATTACTGCAACAACTGGTGATATTAAAGCAACTGCTGGAAAACTTATTGCAGGAACATTAGATGCTGTATCTGATGCAACAGCAGGAAACACAGCATTATCAATAGGATCAAATGTTATTGTAGGAAATATCGTAATCGGTAGTTCTCAGACAACAGGTGATATTGTTATAGGTCAATCAGATATTACTGGGGCGACTATTACAGTCGGAACAGCTAATACAGCAACAACAATAAATGGGACTTTATCATCAACAGGAACTATAAATTCCACTAATATTCAATCAGCATCATCATCCTCGGGCATTACATTATTCGACCAAAATACATCTGGTATCATATATATAGGAACAAGTTTATCACGAACGCAACCAATAATAATAGGTTGTGCGGGTCAAGAGCTAACAAATAGAGGCACATTCTCATCAGCAGGATTAATAACAGCAACAGGAGGTTTAACAGCAACAGGATTAATTACAGCGAATGGAAATATAAAATCCGCTTCAGTTGATCCAATAACAACAGGAGGAAATTTGGATTTAGGCACATCACAATTAGGTGGTGCGTTGTCAATTGGAACAAATAAAACAAGTGGTTTTATTGCAATAGGAAATCCAGGAAATTCAGGACATTCAGTTATTATAAACTCACCTACAGCATTTAATCAAGGTGTAACTCTTAATGCCTCTAATGCCTATGGTATAACAACATCAACAACTACATTTACCGCAGGAAACACAAATATAGGTTATCAATCATCGGCGACAGGAACAGCAATAGGAACTATTACAACAACATCATCAGCTGCTTGTTTAACAATACCAACTTTACAAGTAGGATTTTATATTATAACATTATCAGGCAATATAACAGGATTTAGCACTACTGTAAATTATGCACAACCAACAATAACAATTACAGGTGGAGTCAGTGGAGTCAATAATATCAATAAATATAATGTTGGTTCAACTACAGGCACGACTGGTTTTTTATTTACAGGTCCAGTTCAAATTATAAGTTCAACAAATTCAATTACATTAACATTTGCAATGTCTCCATCAGGAACAGCAAATATGTCGGCAGTTCCATCATATTCATATATAAGAATTGCTTAAAAATAAATATCTAATTTAATAATATAATGGAAATATTTAACTATAGCGATGATGAATTACAAAAAATGCGGGAGAAATATCTTGAAAAACAAGAACGATATTCACAACTATATAATGAGGCAACAGAACGAAATGAAAAAATATTGCATCATATTGAAAAAGAAATGCTACGAAGAAGTATCAATAAAGATTTAAATAAAATTATTGATAAAATGGATCTAAATGAATAATAATCTAATTTTATATATATGTTAAGCGAAGTGTTCTTAAGTTTCGTCGTGTCATCAGCGATAGCGTGTATATTAGCATTAGGACAATATATATTTAAATCAAAATGTGATGAAGTAAAATGTTTATGTTTATCTATTCATCGGAGAGTCGATCTAGAATCTCAACAAGTTGAAAATGTTATTGAATTACCTAAACCATTACAAAAAAGGTCATTATCTTTAGATTCAATTACAAACAAAAAATAATTTTAAAAATTTATATGTTATTATATAATATATGAATTTTCAACAAAGATTTCCTGATGATAATGCTATATGGGATTATTCTAATCCACAAGTAGCTCAAACAAAAGCTTTTAAGATCTATGGTCCTACTGCCATTCTTTATAGGAGTCAGACTAAGAATAAAAAATATTATATCGTTAATCCACAAGGTAAAAAAGTTAATTTCGGTCAAATGGAGTATGAGGATTTTACGAAGCATAAAGATCCTGTTCGACGTCATAATTATCTAACACGCACCGCAGGTATGAAGGGTAATTGGAAGGATGATGGGTATAGTGCAAACAATTTATCTAGAAATATTCTCTGGAATGGTAAAAATACCATATAAAGATTATTTGATATATTAATATATATAATGGTTGAAGAATTTAAAAAATGTGTTGAAGATTATGAAATATCTAATATTGGGAATGTTAGGCGGTTATTAAAAAATGGGGTATGTAGAACGATAAATTGTAGTATCCAAAATAGAGGTTATAAATATTTTCAAATAAATAGAGATAAGAAAAGAAAGAATTATTTAATACATCATCTTGTAGCTGAATATTTTATAGGAATCAGACCTGATAATCTTGTTATAGATCATATTGATAGAAATAAATTAAATAATAATGTGGAAAATTTAAGATACATTACTCAATTAGAAAATGTAAGAAATTCTGATAAATATATATCTGAATTCCCACCTGATACAGAAAATAGAAAACAAAAAATAAATAAAAAATATCGAGACGAGCATAAAGAAGAACTAACAAAAAATAATAGAGAATATTATGAAAAAAATAAAGAAAAAATAAATAAAATTGAAAATGAAAAGAAAAGAGATCTTGAATGTAGTAAATGTAAAATAACTAGAACTATATCTTATAGTAATTATAATTATCTGAAAAGAAATGGATTGGAATCTAATTTATGCAAAAAATGTAGTGCTATAAACAACTTGCCAAGTAGAAATATTCTATGAAAATCTCCTCACAACCATTCCGCCTCTAATACTACGTCCTATTTGTCTATCACCTTCTAACCTTTCTAGTGTTTCAATACTGTGCTCTGTTAATGGATTTGATGTCTTTGATGGTATTATTAATTCATTAAAATTCTTAGGTTGAAAAGGATTTAAAATTGATACTACATCTCCTGACGTTCTTACATCATATTGGTTATCACTTTTAGTATTAGAAAAAGGACGAGTAGCCTTATTCAGTGTTATCACTTCATTAGTTTTTCCACCTAATAACTCAGCTTGTAATCCTCCTTGTGAATGACCTATCGTTGTGATGTTATCCCGACCATATTTCTTCTCAGCATCCTTTTGTGCTGTTTTTGCTTCCTTATATCTAGGTGTTGTTTTATATAATGTTTCTCCTCCTACAGCATACGCCGCATTATTAAACCAATCTGTGAAACCCGATGTTCCTTGATGTGCTACAACTGACTGACCTGTATCTGGATTGTAATATACCTTTGATGTGTTTGTAGATAAGTCTTTGTCTTGTATGAATCCATCAACATTCTTTTTCTTCTTATCATACGATGCATTAAGTAGATTCTTGAATGTTGATACGCCTAACATACCACCATTATGAACTACAATCTTGTTTTCTATAAAGTCAGGTAAATTCTTCGCACCACGATATTTCTGTTTTAATTTAATTTGTTCTTTTAATCTCTTTGTAGGTATGTCTTGTAGTAGAGTTGGCGTCATAGAGTCAATATATTTTGTTGGGCGGAAGACGGGATATGCGTCCTCATTATGAACCCCCATTACAGGATTGATATTTACCCACTTTTCTTCAAACCATCTCTTTAGGTTTTTTGGTTTCTTATCATCACTATATGGTGGTGTGTCTTTTCCATATTTCTTTGCAAATTGTTGCTTATACTGCTTTACTATCGCACCAGAAGCAAAAGCAGAATTTTTCTTATACTTACTCATTATGAAATCTTTCGCTTCTTGATATAATCCAGCATCTGTTGGTAAAGGCATTATTAATATATAATATGATTATAAATTTTTTTTTTATTACTTAATTATATATAAATATGAATAAGAAGTTTGAATATCAAAATCTTAAATACTATGCTAAAAAATACGGTATAAGTGTTCTGAAAAATGGGAAACATAAGAGTGTCGGACAGCTGGCTAATGATATTTATAACTATGAAGTCTCTAGAAAGATATCAAATGGCTTTTACCCCTTTCTAACTGGTAAATCATTTCGAAAAAATTAATATGGGTAGGCTTGATAAAAAATAGGGGGCTTGATGATTTTTAGGGGACTTGATAAAAAATAGGGGACTTAGTAAATTTTAGGGGACTTGATAAAAATGAAAATTTTTTAAAAAAAATATGGTATATATCATTATATAAATAATGATGTATAAAATAAAAAATGGTTATTGATTACAACCAAAAACGCCCCAAAGCTCTAAAATTTTATTATTTCTAAATATTACCGCGTCGGCTTCTGATGTAAAAATTTTACATATCCTTAAAGGGTTTTTTATAATCTCTACTTTATACCTAATTGCCCCGTTTTTTAATTTGTAAGTAGTAATATTTTTTAATTGTGTTATGCTGTTTTTCCGTGTTTTCTGGTTTGCTGTGTTCTCTTGTCGTGTTGCTGGTCGTAAATTAATTAAATTATTATCTTTTTTATCTCGGTTTATGTGGTCTATGTCTTTATTATTAATATCTATTTCTGGATAAAAAGACTTATATATAATTCTTGATAAAGTATATTTATTATAATCATTATCTTTATTTTTTAAATTTATTCTTATATATCCTTCTTTGCTCGCCCCTCCGTTCAAAATTCGCCCCGTTTTCTTGTTTAAAATTTTCCCCGTGCTGGTCGCGTCGTATAATTCGGGGTTAATACAACAATTAATAAAAATTTCATTTGACATTATATATATATATCTATACTAGATATTTTTTTAAATTGTTTTTTTTTTATAATTTATATCATTATTTAATTAATGATATATATTATATAAATAAATATTTGTTTAATTTTCACGTATTAAAATATTATATGTTTGTCTTCTCCTCGTGCCTTCTAGCTCGCCATTTTCTATAATTTTTATATTATCAATATAGTCATATAAATTTAAAAAATCGCAGATGTTATTGAATCTAAAATAATTATAATAAAATGTATCTAAATCTAACATATTATATATTAAAATATGGTTTTCTTCTTCAATTGCTTTTTTTATTTTCTTTTTAGTGCTTTCTAACATCCCATTATTAAAATCCCCCCTTTTATAAAATTTATCTTTTAAACATCTTGAATATAATGAAACATTATTATAAATATAGCTTATATTATCTTTTAAATATTCGTTTCTTTCTGTTTCTGTCTCGTCTTCTGTTTTTAGTTCTACATAAAAATTTTTATTATCTATCATCAATATAAAATTTTTATTGTCTTCTTCATATTCATTTATTATTTTAATTCTATTATTATTATAATTACATCTACTATTAAATAATGATCTAATATTTTTATATAATTTATAATACATATCATAAGAATTATTAAAAATTTTATATTGTGTTTTGTCTTGGGCGTATTCGTTTATTATAATTTGTAGATCGTTGGGCAGTTGTAAAATTGGATTTTTATTTTTTTTTGTTGGTGCTTTCTTTGTGGTTTCCTCCGTGTTTAAGTTTTGCCCCTTTAGTGGTTCCTCTGTGTTTAATTTAGGGTATAATTTAGGGTATAGTTCAAAAGATGATATAAAATTATTATCTTCTTCTTTGGCTCCCTCCTTCATGCTGTTTTTAATGTTTCCGCCCGTCATGCTGTTTTTAATGTTTTTAATCATTTCTTTTTATATACTATATATTATAGTTATATTTTTAAATAACTTTTTTAATTAAATTAATTAATTAATTATTATATATATTTGTTTATTTAGTTTTAT